TAGTTATTGGTGTAGCTGGTTCAGCTATCATCGGGGTTGTTGTAGGTATCCTTCCAGTATCTGCTGGTGTATCTCAAGTAGCAGGCTCTTTGGACTTGACATCTCGTTCATTGGGTGCTAACGCTACTGGCTATGTACTAGTTGCTGATGATCCTAACCTCCTGTTTGAAGTTCAAGACGGCATGACTGCAACCTTTGTTCAGGTAACTGACATCGGTTCTAACACTAACTTCTTGATCGCTGCTGGTGCTACTGCTATGGGTATGGTTCAGCGTGAAGACAACCAAGTTGGTGTTCAGTATCAGAAGTTGCTGGTTAAGATTAACAACCACGCTTACTCAGCTGGTACAGGCACTGCAGTTATCTAATTAAAGGAGATTTACAATGGCTGGAATTATTAATACTGGTACACATCCAAAAGCCCTTTGGCCTGGTATCAAATCATGGTGGGGTCAGGTTTATAGCGACCACGCTGAAGAGTATACAGCATTGTTTGACAAAGAATCGTCTGACAAAGCATACGAAGAAGACGTACAGTTGACAGGCTTTGGCTTGGCTCCTCGTAAGTCTGAAGGTGCTGGTACATCTTATGACTCTGAGACTCAAGGTTTCACAACCCGCTTCACTCACCTTGCATATAGCTTAGGCTACATTGTAACTAAAGAAGAGCAGGATGATAACTTGTATGTTCAAGTGTCTAAGAAACGTGCTGGTGCATTGGCTCGCTCTTTCCGTCAAACTAAAGAGAACGTTGCTGCTAACGTATACAACCGTGCATTTAACGGTACATACTTAGGTGGTGATGGTGTTGCTCTCTGCTCTACAGCACACCCTAACGCTACTGGTGGTACATGGGCTAACAAGCCTACAGTAGACGTTGACTTGTCTGAGACAGCTTTGGAAGATGCAGTTATCGCTATTCACGGTTTGCAAGATGACCGTGGTTTGTTGATCGCTGTTCAACCTAAGAGCTTGCACATTGCTCGTCAAGAGTTGTTCAATGCTAACCGTATCATGAAGTCAGTATACACTCCTGGCACTGCTAACAACGATGTAAACGTTATCAAGGCTATGAATGCTATCCCTGGTGGTATCCATATGAACCACTACTTCACAGCTCCTCGTGCATGGTTCCTACGTACCAACGTTCAAGACGGTATGAAGTACTATGAGCGTACAGGCATCACCTTCGATCAAGACAATGACTTCGATACCATGAATGCGAAAGCAAAAGGTTACGAGCGTTATAGCTTTGGTTGGACTGACCCAAGAGCGGTCTACGGGGTGAATGGTCCGTGAGCCATTTAAAGAACTAGGTATTTAAAATAGTTCTTGACAAAACTAATCTTCTGTGGTATACTGTTACAGTAGTATAAATATCATAGGAGATTAGTATATGTCCAAAAAGGCAGGTAAAGAAAAGCACCCGTTGTTTAACACGTGGTCTCATGCAAGACGAAATAGGAATTTGTCAGAAACTTGGTATAAAGACTTTTGGTTATTTGTATTAGAGGTAGGTGAGCGTCCCTTAGATTGTAGATTATATAAGCTAGACGATAGCCTTCCATTAGGACCAGATAACTTTCAGTGGGTTAAGGTAAAACAAAAACTTACTGATTATGAATCTAAAGCTGCTTATATGAGAGATTATATGAGGAGTAACAGAGATAAACAAAAGCATCAAGACCTAAAGAAACGATTCGGAATAACTCTAAGTCAGTTTAGGGAAAAGCAGAAGGAACAGGCTAACGTCTGCGCTATCTGCGGAAATCCTGAGACAACTATAGATAATAGAAATGGACTTGCTAGAGATTTAGCGGTGGACCATAATCATTCTACAGGACAGGTTAGAGGTTTATTATGTCGAGGATGTAATCAAGGGATTGGTAACTTTAAGGAGAATCTACAGGTTCTAGAATCTGCAATAGCTTACTTAGTTAAACATCATAATCAAGGAGATTAAAATGGGTATGTCTCATGAACAAGAAAAGGGCAAGCGTCCAGGCGCAGGTCCAGGGAAAGGTAAATAACTATGGTAGCTAGCACAACTAATTATACAGGACTTGGTATTAAAGCTAAGACTGCAGGTTCCAACAGCGGTACTGTTACTCGTATTAACACAGTAGGTGGCACTCGTGCTGCTTATTCCTATGCTATCACAGAAGGTACTGGCTTTACTGTTACTGGTACTGCTGGTGATACATCTGTATTGAACTACGTTATTATCCGTAATATCCCTTAATAGGAGAATCTTATGGCTAACGTATCAAACATACAGATACTACAAGATGGTCCTAGTAATGTTGTAGTTAAACTTACTGGTACTGTTGATACGTCAGATGTCGCTGCTAACACAGCTTTGATTGCCCCCTCTGCCTTGTCCTCTATGGATCATGGTGGAGTTGCTCCAACCCGTTTAGTTATTAAGAAGATCTCATACAACATCGAGTCTGCTTTAGCTGTACAACTGAACTGGGCTGCCACTACTCCTGTACCAATTGCTACACTAGTTAACTCTGGTGATGACGTTGATGCTTGTAAGTACGGCGGTATTTGGAATAACTCAGGGACTGGTATTACAGGTGCAATTACCTATTCTACCCAAGGCTGGTCAGCAGGTGCTGTCTTGTCGTTTAACGTAATCATTGAAATGCAAAAACGATAATGTATAAAGGTGGAAGATCAATTCCATGTGATGTACTAGGAAACCCTCTCCCTTTGGGGGGAGGTACTCCTATGACTCCAGCAACAGCAACAGCTACAGCCAGTTCTAGCACTGTAGTAGCCTCTAACTCAGCTAGAAAAGGATTAATAGTAATGAATCTAGGTACCGCTAATGTCCATTTTGGATGTGACAGTACTGCATTACTTAACTCAGGCATTACCCTAAACCCAAACGGTGTTTGGATTATGGACCAGTACACATTCACTACTAGTGCTATTAATGCAATAGTATCTACAGGAACAGCAACCTTAGCTATTCAGGAGTATAACTAATGGCACTTAATACCGTACTGGCTGATGCAACAGTTAATGCACAGGCCACAGCTTTATCTACTCTATGTAATAGTGGTACAATTAAAGTCTATGACGGTACACAACCTGCTACGGCAGATACCGCAGTTGGCGCACAAGTTCTTGGCGTAACACTAACCTTCAACGCGACAGCATTTGGAGCACCTTCAAGTGGGCTATTGACTGCCCACGCGATCACTGGCGGAACTGCTGTTGCTTCGATTACCCCAACTTGGGCGCGAATCTTGACTTCAGGCGGTGCAACCGTTATGGATGTAAGCGCAGGGGCTTCTGGTGCGAATATGACTATGGGCGCGTTCACAAGTGGAACGACAGTCACTTGCTCTGCTTTTACCCATGATGTACGAAATGCGACGAGTGGTGTGTAATGCTATTACTTACTAGCGTATCAGACATTGTTAGGGTAGTCACTAGTGTAGCCACTACAACTATTGAGGTTCATGCCTCTTATGTTGATTTAAGCGGCACGACTGTTACTCCCGCTAGGACTAATACTCGTATCACAACAGCGACAACCACAACTATTGTGGCTAGTCCTGCGGCATCCACACAGCGAAACGTCAAGGCTCTGTATATAACTAATAATTCTACAGGAACTACTTGCGATGTAGCAGTAGAGCATTTCGATGGCACGAACTCAGTAGAGAACGGTGCTGAATATCCTCCTTCTGGATTGGGTGCTTACAATGGACGGTCAATCGGATTTATGAAAGCAGGTTCGGCGGCAGATACAGTTGGGTATTGGTACTGCACAAGTAAAGATGCTGGCTTCCCTTCTGCTTGGTCTGTAGGAACATCAGGCGTGAATGGAAGGGTGACAGATGGAACTGCGGTAGCGGATAATGGGTGCGTTCCGATTATCAACCCAACAACAGGCTTCAACTATCTGACTGAGTTGGTTCTAAACTCATCCATTGCTCACAGTCACCTGTTCTTCGATTGTCTGTGGGTGAATAACGGTCTTGTTGTTACCACAACTACTGCACAGACATTCACAACCCCGACACTCCCTGCGCGAGATATTAACGGAACTACCAATGGCGAAGGTTGCATGATTGCGATGCTCACCACCACTGCCAATACCAATGCGGCTGCGATTGCCAACACAACTGTCAGCTATACGAACTCTGCTGGTACAGCAGGAAGAACTGCAACACTCACAGCTATTGCAGGGTCGCAAGTACCTATTTCTCCTGTGATTGGGACTATCGTGTGGTTCAACTTACAGGCGGGTGATGTTGGTGTTCAGTCTATTCAGTCTGTTACTCTTGGAACTTCACGGGTAGCAGGTGCAATTAGCATGATGATATGCCGAGATATTGCAACAATCGGCACAACGCTTGCCAATATCCCCGCCACAAGGTCTTTTGCTGGCTCTGGTGTGCGACTCTATAACGGCTCTTGCATCCTCCATTGCTACCAAGCGTCAAACGTAACTGCTACATTCACCTCTGGCGAACTTACGGTGATGGAACGATGATCTGCGTACTCGTTAAAGATTCAGTAGTAGAGTTCTGCATAGCGGTGGATGATGTAGAGAAAGACTTACGCGAGTTCTATCCAGACCATCAAATAATTGAGCGAGTAGGCGATGAAACTGTTGGCTGGTCTTATGATGGAGTGACATTCACAGCACCAAAGGTGTAACAAATGGCACTCATAGGATCGTTTGACGAGAATGGCTTACCCCTAGGCTGGTTTGACGAGAATACAGTAACTGGAGGTTGGTTTACTGAGGACTTGCTTGAGGCAAGCGGAGGTACTCCACCGATAGGTGTTGACTGTACGGTAGCCTGTGAACAGGCACAAGGTAGTAGCGGTACCTTTACATTAACACTAAGCAGTACCAGTGCCTCAAGTCAAGCACAATCAGCATTAAGTTCTTACTCTAGGAGTCTAGGTTCTACCTCAGCTTCTTCTCAGAGTCAAGGACCTATAGTATTACTAGATAGGGTTGTTGGTAGTACATTAGCAAGTCAACAGAGTCAGTCTACTATCTCTACTATGGTAAGGACTGTATCAGTTACTAGCTCATCAAGTCAGTCTCAGTCTTCTTTAGTAGTCTTATCCTCTGAGTTACCGTATGTAATAACCTACCCTATAAGAGCAGGTATTAGTAATGCTGGTAACGTAGTAATGGCAAGGCACATAAATTAATGCAGAAAGTACTTGACAAATCTTAAAATCTGTGATACACTATTTCAATAACGTTTAAAGGATTAATTATGCAACCTCGTGAATTTCTAGTTTTAGCTGACCAACTCTCTGCTTTCCAGGCTATTATGTCTGGATCCCTTAAACAAGAGACAGAGGCTGCTAAGGCTGCTCTAGCCGCTTTAGGCAGTGCTACTGAGCTCAAGGCCTTACAAAAGGATATGGACGCAGCCAAGGCCTCTTTTAACGCGTTTAAACAGGAACAGACTGATCTGATGGATTCCTACAAGGCTGACTTACTAGCTAAGGATACTGCTCAGAAAGCTAAAGAAGACGCTCTAGCTAAGAAGGAAGTAGAAGTATATACTTTAGAAGAGTCTGCTAAGAAGACTATCGCTAGTGCTGAAGCCGCTCAAGCCTCTCTGGATAAGAAGGTAGCTGCTACTGAAGAGCGTGTAGCTAAGTCTCTAGCTAAACTAGCAGCAGCTGAGATTGAATTCCAAGCTAAGGTTGATGCTGTAGCTGCTCGTGAAGCTGCTGTAGAAGCTAAACTGGCTGCACTTAAAGCTCTGGTATAATACATGAGTTACTCCCCTACCTATAGATCAGGGGATCATAAGGCTATCTGTGACGTATGTGGCAGGATCTTTAAAGGATCCCAGCTACATAAACGTTGGGATGGCCTAATGGTATGTATGAGTGACTTTGAGATTCGACATCCTCAAGACTTCGTAAGAGCCAAAGCTGACATCCAAGCTCCTCAATGGACTAGACCAGAGGTCCAAGATTCATTCGTAGCAATCCCAAATGCACTAACTAATACTGGAGTATTGATTAATTCAATCACTCTAGACACTGGACTAATAGGATAATATGAATTTACCAGTATATGCCAATAATGCTACAACTACCCTAGTTGTAGATGCTGACCAGTTTACCACTACACTAACTGTAGAGGCAGGTACTGGTGCTTTATTTCCTAACCCTACTAACGGTGACTATGCTTGGTTAACTCTAAGTACAGCAGGTGGGCTAGTAGAGATTGTTAAATGTACATCCCGTAGTACTGATATTCTAACTGTAATTCGTGGACAGCAGGGAACGACTGCTACAATCTTCCCTTTAGGTTCTGCTCTTACTCAGAGAATGACTGCTCAAGGGCTATCTGATAACGTAACGATAGCACAGACACAGGCTACTAACTCTGCAGCTTCAGCTGCTGCTGCCTTAGCTAGTGAAGCAGGAGTGGCTGCTAGTGCTAGTGCCGCTGCTGCATCTGCAGTTCTAGCATCCGCCCAAGTAGCCTTAGCAGCAGATCAGGTAGTCTTAGCTACTACCCAGGCTACCAATGCAGCCTCTAGTGCAGTAGCTAGTGATCTTAGTGCTCAATTAGCTCAGAGCTATACCACAATGGGGTTAGGGCTTACAGCCCTTGACCTAGGATATGTATCAGATGCAACTGTTTTTTTCCCAACTGACTTAGGAGTATTAGTATAATGGCAGTACAACTACAAATTAGGAGAGGCACAACTGCCCAGAACGCTACCTTTACAGGAGCTCCTGGGGAATTGTCTATTGACACGGATACAAATAGTATTAATATCCATGACGGACTAACTGCTGGTGGTAATAATGGAACAGTCAGGAAGACCTCCGCAACAGGCGCAGCAGCTATTCCCGTAGGAACAACTGCACAAGCTCCTACAGGTTCAGCAGGATACTTCCGCTTCAACTCCACACTAAACAAGTTCGTAGGCTGGATTAACGGCGCATGGGCAGCTATTGGTGGAGGTGCTACAGGTGGTGGCACTGATGAGATATTTGTCGAGATGGATGCCGTGATGACTCAATCTAAAACGATTGGTGATTCTACTTACGCATCTGGTGTTACGTTTACTGGTGGCTCATCTGTCATTGGAATGACGGGGCATAGCTTTGTTGTTGACTCACTTCTTCACTATCGCATCGAACCTGCTGGTGGTGGAGCATTACCCGCCAACGTGGTCTATGACACTGTGTATCGAGTAATCGCAATTGGTACAGGTACGTTCGTAATGTGCCTCAATTCAGACTTAACAAATACTGCGATCGTTCCTGCATCTGCTGGCACAAGTCCTAACCAAGTCGGCAAGATCAAGCATTCACTGATACCTAATCCATTCGTTCAAGCTGCTGGTACGGTTTTAACTGTGGAAGCTGGCACTGTAGTTACACAAGTTTAAGGAACTATTATGAGCTTACAAATATCAACAGTACAGATCACAGCGTTACGAGGAGAACTCGCATGAAAAAATCGACGGTAAACGCCGTAGAACTCGGCACTAACACAGACCGCACTAAGAACATTGTCCTATCAGTACCTAACGCTCCTGATGGTTCGTTTGTAATCACTAAAGGCTACCTGAATGATGATGGGAGTGTAGTGGGTACTGCGGTGCTGAGTAGCGATGTGAATGGGAAGTTGTCTTTCAATTCTTTATATACACCAACTTGGCACACAGGATTATCGTATGGTGGGAATGGTACACAATACACAAATAACACAGGCAAAGTTATGCTTGTTGCATTGTATGGGTATTCTTCCGGTGCATCTGGTTACTATTCAACCAACATAACAAATGGGCCTTCGATTAATACTGTTGTCGGTGCTTCTGGTGTATCAGATACACATCAGTTTACAGTTCCAGTCGGAGAATCTTGGACAACAACTTTCACCGGTATATTGTATCAAAGTTCGGCCGCGTTTTATTAAGGAACAATCATGGCATACAAACAAATATCAGCAGCAGATAACAGCACAGTAACCATGTCCATTGACGGTGTGGGTGGGTTGAAATTAACTAGCGGTGGGGGATTAGAAACAGTATCAGGACAGATTAAGTTCCCTGCTACTCAGAATCCAAGTGCTGATGTTAATACGTTGGATGATTATGAGGAGGGG